ATTTAGAAAGTTCAAGAAGAGTAAATGCTAAAAATATGGAAAATCTTAATCATTTAAATGAACAATTACAACTTCGTAAAGAAGGTAAATCAATACAAGAATACGATGACCTTTTAAACCGACATACAGATCTAATGGTTAGATATGATGATCTTGAAAAAATTAAAAAACCAAAACAAAATAATAATGATGATACAATTAAAAAACTTGAAGATGAAAACAAGGAACTTCAAAATGAAAAAAAAAGTTTTGATAAGAAAAATAAAAAACAAAAAACAAAGATGAAAAAAGTAAAAAAAGAAAATTCAAAACTGAAGAAAAAAATTATCACATTAGAAGAAAAAATTGATGAACTAGAAGATAGTGATATTGATATTGATAGTGGAAGTGATAGTGATAGTGATAGTGATAGTGATAGTGATAGTAATGTAAGTATGGTTATTGAAGATCAGTAATGCTTAAAATTAATATTTATTTAAATAAAAAATTTTTATATTTCATTAAAGAAATATGGTAAAAATATTAATTGATATTGGTTGTTTTAATGCTAAAACAAATAGCGAAACTTATAAATTATTAAATAGGAAAAGAGATAAATGGTTTGGATATATGATTGAACCGAATCCACATTTAAAAGATGATATACATAAAAATTTAAGTGGTTTAAGTTATTCATATCATCAAATTGGAATAAGTGATGATGATGGTGAATTTGATTTTTATATGGGAAAATATGGATTTACAAATCGAAGAAGTCCTAAAGATAAAACTAAATGTATGCGATCATCATTATGTAATGATAAATCATTTATTAAAAAACATCTAACAGAAAATAAAATAAAAATTAAAACTCTTACTTTGAAAAATTTTATTGAAAAAAATAATATTGAAACAATTGATTTATTAAAAATTGATACTGAAGGAAAAGATTTTGATATTATTAAAAAGTTTTTTTCTGATACAAATGATAAAAAAATATATCCCACAAAAATAATTACTGAAGATATTTGTAAAGGTGAGGAAGAAGAAATACAGAGAGAAATTTCTATTCAAAAAAAAGAATTTTTAGAAAGTTTTGGATATAAATATTCTAAAATGGACGATTATAATTCTTGCTTCATTTTATCTTAATAACAACTATAATTATTTTTTAATTTATAACTATCACTAGAAAATGTGAAACCTTTTTTAGCATCATGTAAATTTAGTGTTGAAATAGCAGGATACAAATATTTTTTTAACTTTCCTTTTTTTTGCTGATGTTTATATTCAACATCGATCGCCCTTCTTTTTTCATAATGTTGTTCTAAAAATATTTCTGTATCTTGATAATTAGGAATATAATATCCATGTGCCGCGAGTATCACAAATTTTGAAGGATCAATTGTATTTAATCCATCAATACTTTCAGGTTTTTCAAATGAATTAACATCTTTTAAAACAGGTGGAAACATCATACCACCGATATAACAAGGTTCATTAATATTATCTAATTCTTTTAATCTATCAAAATCAATAAAAGCATCATCTTCAATTATTATCGCATTATTTATTTTTTCATCCCGAATCTTTTCTAGTATCTTTAAATGTGAACAAGAACAAGCACATATTTTTTTCCTTAGATCTTCACCACAATTGTATCTAAAATGATATTTACTTAATGTATCATCATTTATATTTTCCCACCAAACAGCAGGAAATATTTCATATCTAGGATCATCTAAATATTTTAATGTTCTATCATCATAAGCATTTACAACAAATATACGATAATCATTTGAAAGGATGCAATCATCATCACGATCTAAACAAATATCAGAGAACATTTCAAAATCAATTAAATATAAATTATCATCTTCGTCGATACAAACATTTTTGTATCTTACATCATTATGATAAATTTTACTCTTTTTTAACCACCTACACATTAAATTTATTTCCCTGTTATATTGTTTATAAATTTTTTTATTTTTCCTATAGTGTTTGCGTGTTAAACATTCACCTACATTTGTTATCGTTAATTTCATTTCATCATCATCATACGAAATCAAATCTGGTACGAATCCTAAAAGATGTGAATATTCAACATAAAACTTTTTTTCATTTAAATATTTCCTAACACTTCTTCCTTTGAATGTTTTTTCAACACGATCTGGAAAAACATTAACAATACAATTATTTGCTGTCATTTTCATAAATGAAATAAAAAAAAATAAAATCATAAAAAAAAATAATTTATATCTTAAAAAATGAAATATGAAAAAGTTGTAATTAAAAAATCTGATAAATCAGGGAAGAAACTCATGGCGCAATTTTCTTCCCCCAGTCATACCAAAGGAAAGTCCTCGAGAACCAAGACAATCCATTTCGGGTCTGCTGGAATGGATGACTACACAAAAACCAAAGATAAAGCACAACGGCAAAGGTATTTAGACAGGCATCGTCGAAGAGAGAACTGGAAGGTGCCTGATACTGCTGGGAGTTTAAGTCGCTGGATTTTGTGGGGGAATTCAACATCTAAACGAGAAAATATTATATCTTTTAAGGATAGATTTAATCTTAAATAATAGATAAAAAAATAATTCTAATTTTTATTTTGTTTTCAAATTTTTAAATTTTTTTTGTATTTTACGAAGTTTTTTTTAATGCCTGCCCCACCATCCTAGATCGTGCAAATGTGGTTCAACGATATTCACATTCTCCCACCCGCCTTGAAACAGATTCCAATAGGCAGGCATTCCTTCAATCTGCCATTCCTCATCATTCCAGCACGTTTGAACCCATTCTTCCCAGTCTTCACACTCGTAAAACTCGTAGTCGTCCACCAAGATTGTATTTACGCTTGTTTCCAAACTTGTATTGATCTGTGCTATGTTTTGCTTCCACGCATCCAGATTTTCTTGATGCTGTGTTGTTGTTGCTTCCAGTATGATACTGGAAATCAATTCAAACGGCAGTCGTGGAACAGGCATTTGCTTTTTGACTGGGGGGCGAACAATACGAAAGTCATATTGACTAATGTCATATGGTTCTTCCAGCACGGGTTTTCCAAGCGTGTTGTGAAAGCGTTCGGCAAATACGCTGTAGTCGGTTGTAGCAGGCATTTTTACGATTGATTGTTTGTTATCTCTATTTTGATGTTGAAAATTCTCTATACTGATTTTCAAATTTTTATGTAAAGAGTCCTTTTTGAAATTGATGATTCTTAGGACAACAGATACAGATAAAAAAATAATTCTAATGTTTTTTTTGTATTTTACGAAGTTTTTTTCAGGATTTTGCTACTTGGAATGTTGGAATAAATTCTGTTGCTTTCTGTGGTCGCAGACCTAACATTTCTGCTCTTCGGGATTCAAGATCCCATAGATGAACTCCCCCGCCCCCAGCACCACCTCCAAGCATATTTAATTCAGTCCTCCAGTTGCCTTCAAATAGTTCGTAATAGGCAGGGATACCTACAAGATCTTCGTCTTCCCCATCTTCGCACGCAATCATAAACTCCTCCCAGTCTTCATACTCATCTTGATGCGTTTCAAACAAGACTTTATTTACGCTTGATTCCAAACTTGTATTGACCTGTGCTATGTTTTGCTCCCACGCATCTAAATTTTCTTGATGCTGTGTTGTTGTTGCTTCCAGTATGATACTGGAAATCAAGTCAAACGGCAGTCGTGGAATTTCCATACTTGTCCTTTGTCCTTTGTCCTTTGCTTTCTGTTTTTGATAGATGTATACAACAGAACACGAGTTTCAAATTTTTAGATTAAGAGTCCTTTTTGATTTTGATGTTGAAAATTCTCTATACTGATTTTCAAATTTTTACTTTGAAATGTCTTTGTGTGCTTTTCCGACAGACATTCCCTTTCGCATCCGTGCCATCATCTTCATACGATGACTTTTCATTTCTGCTTTAGACATTCCTCCTTTTTCCATCTTCGCCATATGCTTTTTAAGATCTGCTTTTTGCTTATCGGTCATTTTAACTCCTTCACGCTTTTTCTTAGGGGCGGGAGCAGGAGCAGGTTCAGGGGATTCACTTTGACTTGGTTCAGGTTCACTCGAATAATCAGACATTTTTACTTTTTCTTAATACAAATAAAAAATTTTTAAATAAAAAAAAAATAAAATAAATAATAATTAATAAATAAAATGAATGAATATGTTGATACTAAAGTTATAGAATGTAATCGTCTTCATTCAGAAGAAGCATTATCCAATAATAATGAAAATCCAGCATTATGGACTAATAATTTAACTGATGTGATACATTTAGATGCTGGTGATAAAGTATCTGTTCATGGTGCTATGATTAGTGAACGGGGAGCAGGACAATCATCATCAATAGAAATAAAAGGACAAAGTTTAGGATTCACACAAAGATTTTTAGGGATCACAAATATTAGTGGTGTAAATGCGTCAAGTGATATACCAAGTCAATTTGATCAACTGACTGTAAATTTATCTAATCCTGTATTAGAGGTAAGGGATGATACTGCTCATTTCAAAATAGGATATTATATTAATATGAATGGTCATAATTATATTCAACTTCCTAGACGATGGTGGTGGTCCGAGAGCGAAGCAGAAAATAATTTTAACGCACACGATGATAGAAGTTTTTTTGGAATGTCATTAGCAGATCCTTTCACAGAAGATGCTTATACTTTATTTGAAGATTTTTATCAACTCGCAGGAGTTCCTGGGGATGGACTGGGAGGAACACAAGCACTAATAGGACATAATGGAAGTTTATCAAAAGTTAGGAATGATAATACTAGATTTACAATTATGGTTAGGAAACATACTTATTACTCTGAAGAATCTGCATCAGGAAATTTTCCAGCACAATATTTGCGTGATCCTGAAAATATGGACTATTATCCTTATTGTGAATTAAAAGAAATAAAAGTGGAAAAAGGATTTAATAGTCCTGAATATATTGCGGAAGATCTTACAAGACAACTTCAACGAATAACAAGTGAAGAAACATTTCAAAAAAGAAATGACGTTGATGCTGTTAATAATGCGTTGCGTCCTGGGTTTCCTGCTGTAATATCTAAATCATTTAATACAGAAACTTATAAGACTTTTAATTGTGCTGGAATTTATGCTGTTGATGATTTTGAAATAGGAACACAGAATAGACCACAAGCAAATTATGAATATTATATAAATGGATCAAATAGTAATGCTTCAGATAATCAAAATGGATCAGGATATAAATATTTGAAAAATTATCATATTGTAGGATGTAAAAGACCTGAATTATATACAACTGGAAGACTATTAAATAGGAATGAGTCAAGTGTTTATCAAGGAGTCCTTGGTACCGATCTGTATGAACCTTATGATGGAAATTATTTAGAAAGTTTTGAAACAATTGGAATGATTACAAATGTTCCTTATAATAGAGCAAGGGTGGATGAATGGCGTAATTTCATTCGTGCACAGGAATTATATCCTGAAGTATTTAATATATTTAGTGATTCAAGGACTCCTTATGATGATGGGGATAGTATTGATAATTGTAGATGGTGGCATATGAACAGATTACAAAATGCTTCTATGTATTTAAATGCTTCAGGATCGCCGTTTGGTGCTGGTGCTCAGTTAGGATGGGGAGGGTATCTTAGACCGACATGGTGGAATGCTTCGGGTAAAGCAGTTGGTTCTGTAATTGTTCCATTTCAATATGATGAATCACAAAGAGATATATTTTACAATAAACCTGATGAAAAATTACAACAAAAGTCTTATGGTTGTTTTGGACGATCAAAAAATAATCATATTGTAGTTTATCCGACAAAAGTGAATGGATGTGGTTCAACTTTATTTGATATGTTATTTGATGGATCTGAAAATGGTGATAGAATAGAACAATTTAGAAAATGCGGATATGATATACATTTTTCTGCTCCGGGGAATGCTTGGTGTCTTCCATATTCAGGATTTAATGAATATCCTATCGGTGACACACTCGACGGAGTAATCACTGCCGATTATGATATATCAAGAAACAACGGATATCCTTTGGATCATTATAAAGTCAGGACAACACCTTTACACACACAATTATATTTGGGTGCTGATGCTCCTAGAATAAATTGGGATGGAACTAATTTTAGTATAAGTGATCTTCATACCGCCATGAATCGTGGGAATTCATTTCGTGCTGATAATCCTAAATTTGTGACACGCAGTTATGATACAAGCGAAGGTTTTGATGATCTAGTGTATAAAATAAATCCTGGTGAAAATTTTGAAGATTGGACGCCAGCAAGAATGCCATTTATAGAACTTGAATCAATCACAGTTCAGGCGGATAATGGTTGTAATGTTTCGTTTGATTGTAATACTTTGAACGAGAATTTAGAACCTTGGACTATTTACGATTCATTATGCGGAATTAATATAGAAGACTTTGGATTAACAGAAAAAGAATGGTCGGGAACTTTATGGGATTTATTAGGTTTCAGTTATAAACAATTTCATTCATCAAAAAATAATAGATTAGAAAGGATAAACTATAATAATGCTAATGATTTATCTGTAATCACAACAAATGCGGAAATAAATGAAGGTGATACAAAAATTTATAGTCAAAATTTATTTGGTGTTCCTATGATGAAAAATATGTTGCCTTTGATGGCGAAATTTCAAGATAAGGATTTTAATAATAAAGTTTCATATGTTCCGCAAATTATACAAAAAACAGAATCAATAAAAATAATTGCTGATAATTTGCCGACTAGAATGATTCGAGGATATTATACAATTAGATCAAATATTTTAGAACAAGTTCCTTTTATAGGTGGTAAGAAGAATAATACAACGATGCCTATTATTTCAGTTGTGGATAAAATAAATGGTGATGGGGATTTTTACTTTCAACAAGAATCATCTTTAGAATTTACAATCACTAAACCATTAAGACTGGCGAGTATTACTTGTAGTATTCATGATCCTGATGGTTCATACGCAAATGTTAGTGAGCAATCAACTATCTTATATAAAGTTCATAAAGATGTAAGACAAACTTTTAATGTAGCACAAGAAATATTACAAGAAGAACAAGGGAAGAAAAAATAATTTTTTTTAATTAATAAAAATAAAATATAAATAATTAATAAAATGAGTGAATTAATTAGTTTCAAAAAGGAAGTCGTAGATCTTTTAAAGGAAGCAGATCGTAAAGATATTGATTTATCTTGTATATTAAGTGTAAGAGAAAAATTAAGTGTTGTTGATGAAGATGTAACAGCAAAGGAAGTATTTGATAAATTAATTAAAATGTTTCCTGAAAAAAAAGTTCATAAACAAAGAAAAAGAGCAAGTGAAAGCGAATATGCTAGTCATTTATAAAAAAATTATCAATTAATAATTTATGTTTATCAGGAAATTTAGTTTTAAAATCATCTAGACGATTTATTCTTTTGTAATAATAATATGAACTTCTTGCTTTCCTAATATCTTTATCATTTTCATATTCTTCTTTTCTTCTATTTTTATTTTTACTATACCAGTCTTTTACTTTTTGACGATTATATGATTTAAATTCTTCTGTATCTTTAATTTTATCATATTGTTCTTTTTCTCTTTGTTTTTTATTATGATATGATTGAATAATTTTTTGAATTTGTTCTTCTGAATAATTTTCCATAATTTCTAGTATATAGATAGAAATTAATCTTTAATATGTAAAATATTTTTAATTAATGAAATTAATTTATCATCTAATCTAATATCTAATTTATTATCTTCTCTAGCAAATTGTAATTTTTCAATTGTATTTTCTTTATGTTGAAGACAACACATTATTTTTCGAATATCTGTAATTGCTACTTTAGATTCATGTCCTTGAAAAATATTTTTACCTTCACCTTGTGAACTATCTTGAAATTTACAGGATGCCCGATACCATTTTTTAGTCATCATAATTGTTGCTTCATGAATTAATTTTACATTATCTCCGCAGTTGATCGCATGTATATCAAAATTTTTCTGTGTCATACAAAATAACATTTTATCAGAACCGACACAACCTGCTTTTTTTTCTTTCATAGTTTCATAAGAATATGAAATATAAGTTGGTAAATATACATCATCATCATCTAAAAAACAAAATATTTTAGTATCACATTCTTTAATTAAATCATTTCTTTTTTTGCCGATAGATCTTTTTGCACGATCTTTAATATATCTTACATCAATAGGATGTAAAATTCTTCTTACTTCATCTATATCTTTAATGAACTTATCTTTACCATCATCATCTATGATTAGTTTTAATTTGTTGTGGGGATAATTTTGGTTTTTTAAGTTCATTAGAAATAAAGGTAAAAATTTACTTCTATTCCATGTGGGAACAAGAATCGTAATTTCAGGAAGTTCTGACATTTATATTAAAAAAAGATTTTAATTTTAAATTTTATTTTTCATAAATTTACCACCACCATCCTTTTTCTTCTTTGATATATTCAGAATCTTTTTTTTCTTCTTTTAATTGTTTGGCGACTATTTGTTTTTTCATATAATTTTTAATATGATGAATATCTGATTTTATATTTTGAATATCTGTCGATAAATCTTGAAGACATTCTAATACTTCATCAATCGGTTTTTTATCAAAAATTCTGTTATTATCTAAAATTTGGTATTTATCACTCATCAAAATATAATATAACATTTATTAAAATTTCAGGATAAAAAAAATAATTTATATCTTAAAAATAAAATAAATGTCAACAAATAAAGAAAAATATAATGCTAAGTTCGGTTTTTCAAAAGGCACAGCACACTCTAAGCGAGATATATCAAAAAAGACTGGAATCCCTATGTCTATTCTTGATGAAGTATTTGATAGGGGAGTCGGGGCAAGAAAGACTAACCCAGAGTCTGTTAGATCAGTTACTACAGGAAAAAAGACTGGAGGTCGTAGTCTTAAAGGTAAAATGAGTGCTGAGCAATGGGCGTTCGGAAGAATATACTCATTCGTGATGAAACAACCAGGAACATGGGGTAAAGCAGATAAGGATCTGGCGGAAAAAGTTAAAAAAAAAAAAATTAAAGGATATACAAGATAAAAAATATTTCTTCATACCATAAATATAAAATGTCAGTTGAATTAAAAACACCTAGGGATATACCTGAAAATATTGAAGAATGGAGTGATGAAATAGAGGATTTATTAAGTGAATGGGCGGAAATATCATTATGTTATCAGTATTTACATAATTTCAGTCAAAGGAAATATAAAAAAAAATATCATCATTTACAAATTCCAATAATTATTTTATCAACATTAACAGGGACAGCAAACTTTGCTACGGACTCTTATGTTCCAGAGGATTATAAATCAGGATTTAGTGCTGGTGTCGGGACATTAAATATCGCATGTGGGATCCTTGGTACTCTTTTAGCATTCTTGAAATATGCTGAAATTTATGAAGGACATCGTATATCTGCATTAGCATGGAGTAAATTAGGACGCACAATCCAAATAGAATTATCATTACAAGATAAAAAAAGAAAACCATGTCGGGATTTTTTAAAGGTCTGTCGATCGGAGTATGATAATTTACTAGAGAGTTCACCGAATATAGATATTGATATAATTACTATGTTTAATAAAAAATTTGAAGATAAATATCCAAATGTATCAAAACCAATTATATGTAATGGATTAAAAGAAATAAAACCATACAAGGGAGAAAAGAAGGATAATACTCCTACAGGGGAATTAGAATATGTTTCGGGACCTTTACCTTAGAATTTACATATAACTCATACCACAACCACAACATAAATATTCACCATTACCAACAGGAAACCAAAATTCGTGCTCACTTAATTTTTCTCTTTTACAACTCTTACATACATCTTTTTTTTCTTCTTCTTTTACTTCTTCTTCTTCACAACAGCAAGATTCACACATACCTTTACCCATCCCAAAGTCATCTTCGGTCAAAGATCTATTACATTTATGACAGAAACCGAACTCGGTATAATCAACTTCTTCTTTGCTTTCACTTTTTTCAATTAGTTTATCATATAGATGAATATCAACTAAACACATTCCATCCGTTTTAGCGAGTTCTTCCATATTGTCAAACTGCTCTTCTTTCAGTTTCTTGTTTTCGTTCCTTAGAAGTAAATTCGCACTTTCTTCAATACATACTCTATTATGTAAGACCATTTTTTCTCCTTTCAGTTTCTTGTTTTCTTCTTTAGATTGCTTGAATGCTTTTGTAAGGCGTTCAATCTGTTTTTCTAGTTTATCGTTTTGTTTTTCTAGTTTATCATTATGTCTCCTATACATATCTACATTATGCTTTTGTGTTCTTAGTTGAATTTCGTGATCTTTTTTCATCTTTTCCATCCAAGAACCATTTTCTTTCATCGCATCATTAAGGGCATCTTTTAGAGACATCTTTTTATATCACACTCTTTTTTTTTCGTATTATCGCTTTTGATTGTTGTATATTTCAACCAAAACTTTTTTCAAATTTTTAAATTTTGAAATAAAGGTAAAAAAAAAAATGATTAAGACAAACGATACAGACAATTTATTTTAGTTTATTACACTCTTCAAGATACTTACCTTCATTAATTTCACCACTTTGTAATTGATCTTCTAACTTTTCAAGACGCTCCATTTTTTCTTCAACACTAATCATGTTAGGTTTTATTTGATCAAGATATCTGTCCATTTCCATTTCTATACCAAATTCATCAATAAAGAAATCATATTCCCATTCATCTAAAGTATCACCATCAAATTCATCTTCTAATTTAGATCTAAAATAATTATTAATTAAATCAAAGAATCTTGTATTAATATCATCTTCATCTGTTTCTTCACTTTCTGCTTCTTGATAAAGGAAATGTAATGCGTCATCATCCATACTTAAATTCCATTCAAATCTATTATCATCATCACTCCTCCGGAGGTTAATACCATTAGATCCAGCATAACGTCCCGCAAATTCCATACCATCTTCATGATAATAACATTCAACATCACCAAGACAAAATTTATTTTGAATATGTTGTAACCATTCAATAGGAGGACACCAAGCAGTTTCTCCGTGAATAGTAATTTTATCATCTTCAATATCTATTTCACACCCAGCACCATGATTAGGATTAGTATTGAAATCCCATTTAGTTCCCCACTTTTTATTACATTTACTATTAGTAAGTTCACCATCAATAGGACAAGTCATTTGCATCACACTATTTTCAGGAATCCCTTTTTCAATAAGTCTTTTTAATTCATAGTAAGATGATTTTTCACCAACGAATTTTGTTTGATAGAAACCCACTTGACGACTATTACTTGCTGATTTGTCATTACTATAGTAATCTACTTGTCTAGAATATTCATGACCTTTCCAATATTCACCCGATATACCAGGATTTGTAATGATAATTCTATTATAGCAATAATTCGGCATTTTATTTATTTTCTATTATTATGGATAGGTTTTTGTTTAAGTATTTTTTCAAATTTGAAAATTTAGTCAAAATAAACGATAATAGGATTTTCGGGAGTTGAATGTCTAACGACAAGTTTTGCTGGATAAATCTTTTTAATTTTATTTTTTTCTTCTAGATCCTTTTGTATTTGTGGCGAAATTAAAGGTGTAAAATTTTTACCAGCAAACTTGACATCATCTTTTAATAACTTACAACATCGTCGAACGGAAGGTATATCTCCGAATTGTTTTATGAAATCCATATCATCTTCTATTTCTTTAAGACTTGAATAATCACAACAATCTAAATCAAAATTGTTTTTACAATATTGAATAATTGATTTACAAATTTTCATTACATCTTCTTTTTCTTTAATGGATAATGTTTTTTTAGGATTTTTATTTTTCAGATAAAAAATTAAATCATCACGAGTTTTTATTTTGTAAAAATTTTCTTCATCAAATTTTATTTTTTTATTTTTTAAAAACTGATTTAATTTATCTTGAATATTTTTTTTATTATCTTGATGACTAAAAGTAATTTTTAAATTTAAATTATTAATTAATTCTGTTAAATCTGTTTTTGAATGTGATTTATGAATTATCATTTATATTATACAATATATTTTTTTTAAATTATAAATTCGGGATTAATATCAACTCCTATATAATTTCTATTTAATATTTCACACCTATCACCCACAATTTCATTATGATGTGTCATATCTAAAATACAATCTCCTTCATTACTATATGTTTTTATAAAATAATCAATCATATCGTCGCACCTTGTGATACCATTTCCTTTACCTTTCCTTATTGGATATTCAAGAAAGGTTGTTGGATATTTTCCTTTATGTCCTTCTTCTTCATTATATTCATTATCTTTATTTATTCCTTTATCTCCCCAATATCCATTTTTACCTCCATATTTTACATTTCTTTTTACATGATATTCATTACCTATCATTTGTGGATTATATGTGCCTCTTTTTTTATAGTAAATAAAAATCTCTTCCATGGTTCTTAATGGTTGATATTTTGCTGAAAAAAAACCTGTTGAATTATTTTTTTTCCATGAATAATTATATTTTGGTTTTTCATATTTTAATAAATCATAAGTAAAGGGAATTGCTGAATGTAGTGCTATTATACCATTTGGTTTTAATACTCTCCACATTTCTGTGAATAATATATCCCATTTTAAAGTAGAATCCCATTTTGCTTTTGTTTGTGAATTAAAAGGTGGATCTGTATATATAAAATCAATACTATCTGTTTCTAATGTTTTGATGACTTCATGAATGTCTCCTTTTATATATGTTTTCATTTATATCTTACAATATATTTTTTTTAAATCTTTATTTTTCACATTTATCTAATTTTTCCCGTAAATAAATTACAAATGAAACTCTGCCTTCACCTTCTAAAGGATTATTACAATGAAGGACGTGTGGATCAAACATTAATAAATCACCTTCACAAATATCAACAGCAATATTATATTCAGGGAATATTAATTCACCACCAGTAAACTCTCCATCCTTAAATATAGTAAAACAAGATAAACCATCTTTACAATCGCCCTTATCCCTGTGGGTTGCTGTTCTAAAATCTTTATTTAATGTAATTGTTGAAAAATTTGTATCAGGTATTACAAAATCTTTAGGACAATTAATATATTTATCATATTGTTGAAACCAATAATCGGGAAAATAACTAAAATATAAATCACTAATTTGTTTACATAATGGAAAAATAGTTTTGAATTGTTCTAAATTGTTTTTTGTGAAATGTGTCAATCTGCAAGGATTCCCCGCATTTTTATCAAACCCTCCTATAGCACTTGACATTACATTATTACTTCTTGCTCTTTTAGAAATTCTTCCATCAGCATATTTAAAGAAAGATGATGATGTGTCTTTAGTTTGTGGGTTTCCATCTTTATCTAATAATTCAACAGGATGTGCTTCAGGTTTCCAGTTTTCCTGATGTTTATTTAATCCTTGTATCGTAACTTTACCTGCCGAGTTTCCTCTATTGTTTGAAATAGTTTTTGAATGATTAATAATTTTTTTATGTATATGTTTATAATTAAAATCATCTATAACATTTTTTTTAAAACTAAAAACGATTTTACCTGAATCTTCATCGTATAAATCACAATCTAAATAAATAATATTATCACATTTTATAAATTCACCATCCTTAATATTTGTATCAACTTTTTTAGAAAATAATTCCATTTATGAATAAATAGGAAATAAATTTTAAATTAAATAAAATAAAAATGATCTATTTGTATCACGGCGATTGCGTTATAATCTAGAATTGTTATAAAAAGACTTAAAAGATATAATAAATTAATTAATTTATTATAATTCTTAAGTGCTTTTATAATAAAAATAGATTATTACTTAAACATTATACATATTATTATACTAGAAAATGATAAAAGTTGGTAAAAATGGTTGTTTCGCCGTGTTCTATCAAGATTTATTAATATCGTCAATACCAGTTCATAAAGATCCTGATGAATATTATAAAAAATTAATAAATAAGATGGATAAATTTTTAATTCATAAAATGCGAACAAAAAATTGGAAAATTAAAGAATTAATAAAATATTGTATTGAAAGTATAAATGTTTATTATGAAAGAAAAAAATTAAAATTAAGATTTACAACAGACGATCATGAAAAATTTTGTTCTTGTATATTAGTATTAGTAAGATTAGAAATTGTTGATAAAGAAGATCATGTTTTATATTTTAAAAAAAAGAAACCTAAAAAATCTATGACTCTTTAATATAAATTTTATTTTGTGTGGCAACTGAATGATTCATTTTGAATGCTAAATCCTCCTGCTTTTTTTTTAAATCGCCGAGTTCGTGTGATACAACTATCTTCCTCATTAGAGTTGTTGAAACTCCTTTATCTATATATTTTTTTGAAGTTTTCAGCAACATTTGTGATAATACATTTTTAGAAATAGGATTCCCTGTTGATGTTGTAAATAATACATCACCAGTCTTTTTTTCTGCTTGACGAATAAATATGCGGATAATTTTACTTAGTTCGACAGGAACATCTATCTTTTTATCTTCACCATAGGTTTTATTTGTCTTGTATTGGTTCATCATATAATACATTTTATCTCTTCCCACCACTAAATAATTAAATTCCTTATCTTCTTTTGAATACTTTTTAGGTGTTGATAATATCATACCTGCGATTTCATTTCTAGTTGGAATTATTTTTAACATATTGAAGATAGTATACATCATCAATAACTCTTTTTCTTTTCCATTTAAATTCTTCTTACTTTTTAATTTTTTTGTTTTAATTTCTTTTAACATTTGATTTAACATTTTTTCAATTTCTTCCATAGTTGCGAAGTTTTTTTTTTGTTTTTCTGATATTTTATTCGTTTGTGAATCATTATATTTTTCATTTAATTCATCCCTGACTTGAATATATTCATCAATTAATTCTTTTTTTTCATCTAACGCCATTAATAATACAATAATAGAATTATAAAAATTTCTTTGTGTTGTAAAATGTTTATCTTCTAATTTAGAAAAAACATTTTTAGGACTTTTTAAAAAGTCATAATTATCCGTTTCAAACATTTTTTTCAACTGATTTAATTGAATTGAATATTGTTTAATTGTTGATGGTTTTGAATTTGGACGTGCCTTAGAAATAATTTCATTAACATTCATTTTTATAATACTTAGATTTTATTTTCTAAATACTTTATGAAAAAAATTTTAAATTATAAAAAAATTACGCGTTGTATACTTCAAAGGTTCCGCCGACAAGTCTTGCAACACGAACATATTCACAATAAACACGGAGTAGATCAACATTCGCAGGAACTTCACTAGTTAAATGTAATTCAATACCACGTTGACCGACACGACCATTCGTTAGACGAGTCCCCATATAGAAGAAATGTCCTTGAAGACCTGCTGCCTGTGAACGACCTTGGAAAGTATCTGTGGTGATTTGACCTGCGACACCTTGGTCAGAATATTCATCACGAGTGATAAATGGTACCGATTCACTATCAGTAAAAATACTAAACATTCTTGCCGTATTATCCACATCACTAGTAAATTCAAAACGATCATTATAGCGGATATTATATTTAAATCCTCCCTGAACACCAGAGGCATTCACAAGAGGCGAACGAGCATTATACTGACCTAAAATAGTTTCTTCATTTTCATTAGTTTTTGATGTAGTTACGATAATTCGAGGAACAATACGATTCGCCATACCGAGATTCCTAATGACACCCGAAGTAAGTCCTGCCGTTGTCGTTGATGCTTCAACAACTCTGTAATCAACAAAAGAGAAAGATAAATCTCCATTTGCTTGTGCGAATCTATCCATTTCATCTGTAGCACCATAGTAAATATAATCAGCACAGAATTTTAATTGATCCCTTACAATATCAACTTCAAGATCGGTATCCGTTCCTGATGGAATTTGAAGACGATGTTTAGTAGTCGGTTGGAATGTTAGTTCAATAGTAATTGGTTCAGTAATCATATATAAAGGAAGTTGATGAACCTTCAGGAATGGGAAAAGATCACTTAAATCAATAGAATACGAAGGACATTGATCCGCAATACTTCCATCCATAGTCGCCCATGTTGGTTGTTTAAGATTTGCCCCAGTAAAAGATACACCATTATCTAAGGAATATCCAGTTGCTCGTGCTTTAGAACCATCAACATATTTGAAATCGTGATTTAAATATCTCCCAGTTAAATATTGTTCCCTTTCAAGATTATTTTCATTTGTAATCAAAGAAGATTTTACACCAAATAATCCTGCCCACGAATCAATTTCATTAATCTGTTTATTACCAATCTTAAGAACTGCTTTCTTTACAACTTGACCGACACCTAGATGCGGAGCAAAATAACCATCAGTAATACCAGCAGCAGGTTTTAACGCCATAAAAATTTTTGAATGCGAAGAAAGGAATCCTTTGTTCTGAAGGACAAACCGACAGAATCCATCGCTAGTAGCACCGCCCTGACTGAACACCACAGGTTCTAAAAGATCCGTCTCGACTTGCTGAATGTAATTTACAGGAATTTGTTTTAACATAAGAAAATTAGGAATGGAATCACCACCACCTTTCGGCATATCTAAATCGTCACTCATTTTTGTTTTATGAAAGAACAATAAAATAAAAAAATAAAAAAAAAATCAAAAAAATAATTATAGAAAATAATTCAATTCATCTGGAAAATGAACCAAATTTTGCTCTCGAATGATTATTTTACTGAATTAATTGAACGCCATTAGGACTGAATACTAACTGGGCACGACTCTTAATGAATATGTAAACTCCCATAGGGCGATCAGATTTAAGATCACTATCAATAGAAAGTCCCCATTGCTCAGTTGAAAAATCCTCACCAGCACCACCGATACCATATTTTACACCGAGACCCATGACAGAACCACCTTCAGGAATAAGATTGTATGCTGTATCTGTAGTAGTAGAAGGAGTCATGGAATAATCACGATTCATATTTGCTGGTGAAATACTAAAACGATCACTAGTATAATCAGGTGAAACAGCATCAACTAAATTTCTTACTATCTGTGGATCAGGAAGTTGAACAGATGCATCATCAACAATATTATTGACATAGTCAAAATCCGCTGGAAATTTAGATCCCCCTTTTAAGAACTGAACTCTGCGGATGGGTGCGAGTGATGTATTACTTGATCCGTCGCCTGATGGATATACAGAGACCTGACCATCAGCAGTTAAAGTATTAATAAACTGAACTGGAACAAATGTAGCAAATGCCGAAATAACATTTCTTAATGCTAGATTGTATTGAAGTTGAGCGTTCGTAGAATTGATAGAAGTGTAAAGTGAAGTAATAGTATTGAATTCAAAAACACCTTGCGATTGATCACCCGGAGGATCATCCGTGAAATCACTAATTTCACAACATAGTTTAAGATTAGATAGTTCATAATGAGCGTCACCAATTCCAGTAGAAGAACCATTATCAGCATAAAGAACATTACTATCAGGTTGAAGCATGAATTCTAACTGAAGACCTCCGAATGCATCAGGGCGAAGATTAACCATATTTCCACTCATCATAAATCCACTAGGAACATGGAAACTGAAAGAGTTAGTTTGCTTTCCGTTAGCAGGACTTTCCATTACAGATTCACGGAAAGATGTAGCATTAGGCATCATCAAACAAGTTTCACCTAAATGTCCCATTTGATCCTGAAGTGACGAATTTAATGCTAGGTATGTATTTAGATATTTTGAATAATGTCTAACGCTCTCACAGATCATTTTTGATCTAACAGAACGAACATTAAACGATTCAATTACATTATAGATCCCGAGACGATTATTCATGGTAACATTATCACCACTTCGTAGTGGTGTGGGGGTAGCAAGATTATCCTTGTAAGCATTAAAATCACCCACGATGCGAATAGTAGATGGATCAAGGAGTCCATCTTGTGCCGAGATAGTAAATGAAAGGACTGGAAATCCGTTTTTAAAAGATATTTTTCCGTCAGCAGGAATATTATCTGGTCTGATTTCGATGTATCTAGATGTCATTTTTATGATATAAAAATAAAAATTTTAAAATTAAAAAATAAACAAAAAAAGTTTTAAAGGAATTTAAAATTGAACTTCAAGTGAACCATCACGAATAATTAATTTTCTTAGATGGAAAACATACGAATTAAAGATCTTATTCTTCTGTGGAACACCTGATCCAAGATATTTTAGGATTACAGATAAATCCCGACCACGAAGATCCATAGCACCATTCTGTGCTGATGCCGAAAAACTCCTTCCAAATACAAAATTATCAAGGAAAGCAGAGAAAGACTTCGGTGGAATTCCAGCAGAATCTAAACATTTTTCAAGTTCATATAAATGGAACGCATCAATAGAATTAGTTGTTGCGAGTTTCTTTGTAGAAATTTCACGCGAAGGAACTCTCTTACCATCAATTACATACTGAATGCTCGTTAGTTCATCAACAATTCCCGTGTATGCTGTGCGATTACTTGCTAAACATGTATCCGCATCATCTTTAGTTAATTCACTAGCATTACTATAGTTAGATCCTTTAATTACATAAGTTCCAGATCCACTTATCTTTTCTGCCGAAGTATAAACAGAGTTGTCTTGTGGAACAATTAGTAATGATTTAGCACGAGAATTATTAGCAAAGATTTGCATCGTTGTTTGACGATCACTTGCTAAAATACTATGTTTGTAATTAGTTAATGAATCAATATCAAATTCAATTGCTTGACCTTCACGAACTTTTCTAAGCATTCCTGCCTCATATCCAGCATCTAAATGAACCTGCGATAATACTAAATTCATATTAGTTACTTTGTAAGAAGCATCGTAAGTTGTAGCATCCGCAACCGCAGTTGAAAACATAACAAACTCTTGTGTAATATCATCACCAGTATTTTCAATAGTGGATGTAAGTTTGACTTCAATTAATCCAGCACCACCATTCGCAGTAGTAGAAAGATTGATTTCACTAATAGTTGCTGTCCCATCAAGGGCGGATACACTTCCATTATTATCATTATGACAGAATCTAAATGTTTCACCTTTTACAAATGGGAATCGTGAAACACGATCAGCACCATCAAGATTATTATCTGTATCAACAAAGAAAGTATCAGACGAACCAGCATCCGCCCAATCATTCGGGGCGATAGATGAACCATTTAACGAATGGAAAAATGGATTAGCAGGGGTCCTGCGATCACGGAGTACCGAATCTAATTGTTTGATGACATTATCAGCATCATTTAAATCAATTTCAATATAAAGACCTGATGTAAGCATTAGTGGGAAAATAGTCCTTGAATTAGCAAACACTCCCGAATGAAGTGGGATACAAACTTTAGCAGTTAGGAAATCACTATCAGAATAAGTAGTGGTGATATTTCCCGAAGTCTTTTTGAAATAAGGATTAGTAGTTGTATTAGTTAATCCAGTTTTAGTAGTTCCAGAATCACTTCTGTTGTCAGTAGTCTGAACAAGGCAACCTTCCCTTAGAGCACGAAGATTTTCAACCGAGGCATCCTTTTCATAATCATATTTGACAGCAACATAAGAATCATAATTTGAAATCTCTTCAATTAAATTTCCACGAGTTCCATCGTAAATCCTTAGATTTTTGATGATCGTCGAAGAACATTTATCTAACTGAAGACGAGTAGGAACAGCACCAGCAGGTAAAGATAATTTTACATTAAATTCTAAATACGATTCACGTCCATCCATAAATTTAGTAGATGGAGGAATAAAGAACTGAACTTTGTTCCCAGGATCATAATCTAATCCGTTTTCACTCGGAATGGAAATTTTAGTTTCACCAACTTTCATGGAATCATCTGCGGACCAATATCTTGACATTTTTTTAAGATAATAAAATATAAAATAAATTTTAAAAAAAAAATTAAAAAAGTTAAAGGAACGAATTATTTACTGAACTCTTCCAGTTGTTAATGTTTGTGATGCTGGTTGTGTTATTGTTTGTTCAGTTTCCTGCTGTTGTTCCGCATCTAAATCTTTATCAGGTTTATCATCTAATTTTTCACCGATTTCATCTGTTCCTGCTGCTGCTAAATCTAATACACCACCTAACAATTTAGCAGGAGGAAAGAACACTCCAGCAACGTCCGCCACAGCACCCCCGATCTGTAAAATATTTCCTGCCTTTTCCCACGCATTATTACCAGCAATTTCAAAATGACCATCCCTTTTACTATCTTCATAATCTTGATAAATATCCATCGCACCAGCACCAGCACTCATCAATACACCAGCACCCTCACCAAATTTACCAGCAATCTTACTGCCTTTACCGACAGCACTTTCAATACCCCCTGTTAATTTTGATCCTTCTGCTCCCACTTCACCTGCTTCACCAGTAGCACCACTAATTTCTTCAGTTTCAGTTACGGCAGATGACTCCGCAGGTGCTTCAGCACCACTACCTTCGGTGTCAGCAGGAGTCTGTGCATCACCTTCAGGAGCAGGATTTTCCTGTGCTGTTGAACGAGTTGTTCTTTCACTTTGCGTTGTGGGATTACTTGCTTTTTTATCAGCATAATAATCATTATATGCTTTCACCTTATCAGGCATACCTTTCCCAGTCCATAGTGCTTGTGCCGATTGTTGTAAATCTTTTAATTGTTCAGTGTTTTTAACTTGATCTTTTAATCCAGATATTTTATTTGCGACGTCTGTATTGTGTTCTCTAATCCTTTCATTTAAATCACGAACCTGCGAGTTCCTAGCGTTCCCTTGAGCGACAGCATTTGCCGAAGTTCCATACAAATCTAATGACATTTTTATGATATAAAATATATTTTTAAATTTACAAAAAAAAAAATTAATCTATTTCTAACTCTTCAACTTCATCACCATCCCTAGTAGGATATATTTTATATTCATGTCTTACATATGCTTCAGCAGGATTTTCTGATAATTTAAGATATAAAAATGAATATCGATCTTTGTGCGCTTCTTCATATAATTCAATAAATTTATCATGACCACCCACTAAATCCCCATATTCTTCAGCGATCTTTTCAAGTTCCTTCTGATTCTGCTGTTTACATATGATCACATCAGTAGCATTATTACGAATCATACCACTAACAGCACGGAAACTTTGAACTGCGATCACATAAAAATCTATGTAGTGTCTGAATCTTGTGCTAAAAAATGATACGTCGTTATTTCGGGAAAAGTCTTTAGTAAGGACATCATCCATTACGAGAGCATACGTCGGGCGATCACTTTTTTCCTTAAATTGACCTTGTGATTCTTTTATATTTTCAATTATAGTATCATCATATCTATCCACACAATCAAAATGTTTTGATAATATTTTTCCCTTATTATCTGTATGAAGTGTTGTTGATACAAATTTAACCACATCAAATTTATCTTTATAAAATTCACCATTACAGAAATAATTCACTAGTAAATTTGATTTTCCTGATCTTACAGATCCTATGATTAAAGTTAAACTCGGCATTTGCGGAAGACTGGGATGTATATCATCAAATTTATCATTTGGAATTTCATCCTTTACTTTTAAGACCTTCGGTGCTTTACTTATTTTCGGCATTATTATTATACCATAAATATAATATTTTTTTTAATTAATTAATTTAATTACTTGATTTCTTAATTCAATTCTTTTTTCTAAAGGCATCCCTGTAAAATGTGCGGCGAAGTGTCCGGGTTTCCACTTCTTTTCAGGAGGTAAATCATGATCCCTATAAAATGATTGTATGATGTTATGTGGAATAATTGTTAAGGGCATCGGTCCATCAGGATTCATTACACATGTTAATTGAAAATCTTTTACCATAATATCTTGCTCCCATAATCCACTAAACTTTTTTTCAGGATACTTTTCACATAGATCCCATATATGTTGTAAATAATCGTATGTGTCCTGATTATTTTTACAAATTATAACTCCCGTATTGAAAGGACACCATACAACATCTTCCGATACAAGAATTTTATTAAATTCATAATTTTCAATTAATTCTTCAATTTTTATGATTTTATTTGTAATTAAAATATCATCATCAATCCATACAACTAAATCAATATCAGGATTATTTTTCATTTCTCTTTGTAATAACAATATCTTACTCCACGCTGGAGAGCGACTTTTTGTTAATGATTCAGTTTCTAAAACACATTTATATTTATGTAAATTACAATATTCTTCTAACTGATCAAACATAGGTTTTGATAAGAGAGGGCGATCACTTAATGAACAAAAAAGAGTTTTCATTTATTTGTTTATTTAGATAATATTTATTTTTAAATGTTTCATAAATTTTTATATTATCTGACAAAAATTTATAACTTCCCATATTAGAACCGAAACATGTATTCTTATGTAAAGCATCATCTTCAAATCCATATGGTTGCGGACTTAAATATCTCCGTCCATTTTTTACAGCAAATTTATTTTTATATTCTTGTGAAATAATAAAATCATCCCCGAGAAAACTTGCTGATAAATATTTATCAATTATATTATCCGACTTAAATGAAAAATGATTATAAAATTTTGTATACCATTTTATAAAACTTGAATATTGTGAATATTCAAAACATATCCCAGCATATCCTTCAACCATAGTTGTTTCACCTTCGACGATTACATAATTAAATTTATCATCATAATTAAATCCTGATCCTGTTGTAATGTTATTTTTAGTTTTATCATCTAACAATTGATAAAATAAATCCTTGTGATAAAATGTATCATCATCTATGATTATTAATTTATCCTGAAATAATTTTTTTTTCATAATAAATTCAAAACCTCCTAAATATTTACAAACAGGACCATAATCATCCACAAAATTAAAAACAACTTTTTTATTTGATTTACATAATTGTAAGAGTTTTTTAGGAATCTTAAATTTACCGAATCTTTTATATTCAGAACAAAGATTAATTACGAAAAATTTATAGTTCACTTTTAGATGCGGAATTATTTGTATCAACTTATCTAATCTTTTAGGAGTCGTTGTGCATGAAAGAATAAATCCCATTTTTAATTATTAAAGATTTTATTTTTAATATTAATTTACTTAAAAACAAATAATTGTTTATTATAAAAATAGATTATAATGACGAAAACTTATAAAATATATTTGTTGGAGGATATTAATGATTTGAAGTATGTTGGTTCTACGGGTGAAAAATATTTAAATTCAAGATTAGCAACACACAGGCGTGATAAAAAAATAGGACAATCATGTTCGTCAAGTAAATTAAATTTATACTATTCAAGTATGACTTTACTAGAAGAAGTTTCAGCAGAAGATAGATATAAAAGAGAAAAATATTGGATTAATGAAATAGATTGTGTCAATACAATCAAATATAAAACGCTTGAAGATTAACGAAGTGTTGCTTTGCTTAGTAACATATATCAAAGCGATTATTTAGTTTACCATTCGTTCGAGAACCATAATTATTTATTTTTGCTTTCATTTGTTCCCTTTGTTGTTGTATTAATTGTTCTTCTTTCTTTTTTGATTTTCTTTCTTTTCTAATTGCTTCATACTTTATGATAGCATCTAATTGTGCCTCTTCTAAATCTTTCTTAGTAAAGGTCTGTTGTATTATTTGTGGTTTAGGATCAGGAGCGAGTACCATTTCATCATCATTAACTTCACGTTTTAATTTTTCAAAGTCTTTCACCTTTTTCTTTTTCAATAATTCTTTTTCTTCGGCATCAAATTTCTTTTGTTCCGCACGTTCCTTTTGTTTTTGCTTACGACTTTCTAATGCCTTTTCACGAGCATATTTTAATTTTTCCTTGTGTTCCGCACTCATAGGTTTTCTAGTTTTTCCAGTTTTAGTTTTTTTAACTTCCTTAACAATTTGTTTTTTTACAATAGGTTCTTCGACTGGTTCATTTTTTGTTTCGGTTATTGTATCAAATATATTTTCTTCATTTACTTCTTCTTTTAAATTAACTGGTTCAGGGACATCTAAAGTATCTACTTTACCTTCAGCATCATCTTCATCTTCTATTTCCATAGTTATATCACTTTCAGGGACATCATCTTCCATAAAATTAAACATAACTCGTGGGGCATTCTTTTCCATTTTTATAATAATGAATATAAAAAATTTCTAAAAATAATTTAATTTTTTTTAAAAAACTTTAATTTATGACTTTTTTTTTTCTAAAATTTATTGTAATTTACATATGTCCCGCAGGAGGTTTATCCCTAAAGTATAAACATACGATTGATTGTCCTGCTACTATACGAGCATATTGTTCATTAATGTAATTAAATGATAAGTCAAAGTCAGTTAAGTTAATATCAGCAGGATTATCTAGATCCAACCAAACAAGATTAGAAGGTTCGTATGATACTATTCCTGTCTGTGTTTCTAAAGATGTTAAATGTGCGATTATTTTAGATCTATTTCCTGTGAAAGCATTTACTACATTTTGACCTAAATTATTTAATCGTAAGAATAATGACATATTATTTGTTAAGGATGCTATTTTAACACTTTCAAATATTACTTTTGATCCTACTGAAGATACTGCTGTATCAACTACTCCACGATTAAAACCTAGTAAATCCTTAGCATTCGCACGGAAAGAAGGACTATACACATCTGATTGTTCTAATACTAATACATGCTGAACATCAACTCCCCCTGATGCATTTGTATCATCCTGAACATATGGAACTACTGATAACGGATTATTAAAATCTCTTATTTCTACTTCATAGCAAGTATCATATGTTCTACCCAATAGTTCCATCGTCTCCCACCATCCTGATTTAAATTCAGTTGTAACATCATAGTCCCCATTATCAATACCCTGATATGTTTCAATTTCCATACTTCCAGATAAATTAGAAGCATTCGCACCTACCCATAATACAGGATGTAAACACCAGCATGCTTGATGAATAGGATGGAACATTTTATCTTTATCTTCACCAGTATGATATTGTGTAATTACTTCCCAACCATCTGTGGCGGCATTAAAAATTTCTGCTTTCATTCTTTCTCCTTCTGCTTCAAATTTAACTTTTGTATATTGTGTATCATCTAAATCCTTTCTAGCACCATTACCACTAAAAGTTGATGAAGCATTTTCCCAATATTTTACTTCTTGTAATGATGTGATTTCACCTGCTTCATTATATACTGAGTGGAATGCTACAAGTTGTCCTCCTCCATTTCTTGCGACACCAAAATCCATATATACAAAATCATTTATAAAACCTAAATCATCATTATCATATTTAGAAAAATATTCTGGTGAAAAATCACCAAAGGGTCCTTC